TTAGAACCGCTAAAGAAGGGGGGATAATACGCGCAAAACACAGAGGCTGTGGGGCAGTAATGAACAATAGACGTAAGAAAACGTTGTACGTATAGGAACAAGACATGACTACATCTGGAACAACAGCATTTGACATGGATTTCACGGAGATCGCTGAAGAGGCGTGGGAACGTGCTGGTCGTGAAATGCGTTCTGGATATGACCTACGTACTGCCAGACGCTCTATAAACTTAATGACGAATGAGTAGCAGAACCACGGAATCAACATGTGGACGATTGACGAAGGCACTCTAGCCCTTACTGAAGGCACATCTGAGTACACACTGCCAGCCGATACCATTGACCTACTAGAACAACAGATACGTACAGGCAGCGGCAATGTAGCTACTCAGTCTGACCTCACTATCAGCCGTATCAGTGTAAGCACCTATGCGTCCATACCTAATAAGTTAACACAGGGTAGGCCGATTCAGGTTTACATAGAACGTCTACGAGATGCCCCCAAAATCAACGTGTGGCCCGTCCCAGACAATAATGACTATGTATTCTACTACTGGCGTATGCGCCGTATAGAGGACGCTGGAGCAGGTATACAGACCTCTGATATGAACTTTAGGTTCTTTCCATGCTTAGTAGCGGGACTAGCGTATTATATTGCTATGAAGATCCCAGAGCTTATGGCACGAGTGCCTATGCTGAAAGAAGCATATGAAGAGCAATTTGCGTTAGCGGCTGGAGAAGATAGGGAGAAAGCGTCTCTACGGCTTGTACCGCGTGCAACTAGGGTTTAGTAATGTCAAACCGATTTGCATCAGCTAAAAAAGCCCTTGCGGAATGTGATGTTTGCGGGTTTCAGTACAAACTAAGAGAGCTAAAAAATTTAGTACGAAAAGGGACTAACACAAACATAAAAGCGTGCCCTTCGTGCTGGAACCCAGACCAACCGCAATTAAAGTTGGGTGAGTTTCCAGTAGACGACCCGCAGGCTATTAGAGATCCAAGACCTGACAGAAGTTTAGGGGTAGCGGGTATCCATAGCAGCAGACAGATACAGTGGGGTTGGAACCCTGTAGGGGTAGGAGATGACCCTTACAATCTAACTCCAAATGACTTGGTTGCCACAGGGCAGGTAGGTACAGTAACAGTAACAACAACTTAGAGATGTGACATGAAAGCACCAAAAGTAGTTAAAACCGTAGGATGGCCTACACCAGTAGAAGTAAAAGACGCACCTAAGCCTGATATGTCTGGTGTTAAAACTACCGGCATTAAAGTACGTGGTACTGGCGCAGCAACTAAAGGACTTATGGCCCGTGGGCCTATGGCGTAGATATGAACTACACTGAACTGAAAACAAACGTCCAAGACATCTGTGAGAACACGTTTACAGATGACCAGCTTGCTATGTTTACAGAACAGGCAGAGCAGAAGATCTATAACGCAGTTCAGATACCGGCGCTACGTAAGAACGTCACGGGGACAGTAACAGGCAGTAATACTTATCTGACTGTACCTACAGACTTTCTCTACCCGTACAGTCTGGCGATTGTAGATGGAGACGGTAACTATAACTACTTACTCAGTAAGGACGTTAACTTCATACGTGAAGCGTATCCAGCCGCTACACCTACAGGGCTACCTAAACATTATGCAGTGTTTGATGAGACTACGTTCCTTCTTGGGCCTACCCCAGACTCTAGCTACGTCACTGAGTTACATTATGGCTACTACCCGGAATCTATAGTTACCGCCGGTACTTCTTGGCTAGGCACTGAGTTTGACTCTGCATTGCTAAACGGCACTCTGGTCGAAGCCATACGGTTTATGAAAGGTGAGCCTGACTTGGTTGCGTTGTACGATAAGATGTACGTCACCTCCATGAGCCTATTAAAAGTGTTGGGTGATGGTAAACTACGCTCAGACGCATATAGATCAGGGCAACCCGTAATGCCGGTTCAATAGGAATATAGATGTTTTTTGAAGCGCCTAAGCTAGAAGTAGGTAACGTATTAGTAACGACCACAAGCAATAAAGGGCATGACCCTGAGTTTTGGGCGCAATCGGCTGCGGATAGAATTGTTAGTGTCGGTGGTAATTGCCATCCTGCTATTGCTCAACAGGCAGAAGAGTTTAAAGAGGCGGTCAAGGCTACGGCTTTGCACTACATTAAAGAAGCAATTAAGAGCGATAGGACTACACTTACCGCTGAATTTGAACGTCAAGGCCATAAAGACATGGCAGACATAATTAGGAGTCTATAATGGCTATTTCTACGGCAATGTGTACTTCGTTTAAGGTTGAGATCTTAAAGGCTGTTCATAACTTTACTGCTAGTTCGGGAAACACGTTTAACTTAGCGTTATATACAAGTTCCGCAACACTAGGCGCAGCAACAACCGCATACAGTTCCAGTAACGAAGTGAGCGGTACAAACTACACCGCGAAAGGCGCGGCACTTACAAGCGTTACGCCGGTTGCTAGTGGAACAACCGCTCTTGGTGACTTCGCTGACCTTACATTTTCAAATGCAACAGTCACTGCAAATGGCGCATTGATCTTTAATGACTCAGCATCTGGTGATCCAGCCGTTTGTTCGCTGGCATTTGGTGGCGATAAAACTTCTACCGCAGGCGACTTCACTATTCAGTTCCCCGCAGCAGATGCGTCAAATGCGATTATTCGCATAGCATAAGGCGTAACGTGTGGCGGTTATTAATGGCTGGGGCAGAGGCACTTGGGGCCAATCTGTATGGGGCGAAGATTCGGTTCCAGTCGTTGTCACGGGTGTTGAAGGAACAGGTGCGGCAGGTACAGTTACAGTCGTCGCAGAAGCAAACGTCAGTGTTACAGGTGTTGTTGGCACGGGCGCGGTTACAACTGTCACTGTCGATGCGGAAGCCAATGTTTCTGTTACTGGTGTGGCGGGGACGACTGCCCTTGGTACAATCTCGCTTGTTACAAATAACACAATCGTACCGACAGGTGTTGCAGGTACGGGTGCAGCAGGCACAGCTACCGTTGATGCAGAGGCTAATACCGCTGTCACGGGTGTTGAAGGAACTGGATCTGTCGGAACGGTTTCTGTATCCGGTAATGCGGATGTCGGTGTTTCTGGCGTTGTTGGTACTGGAGCGGCTGGCACAGTTTCAATCGCTTTGGGACAAACACTCGTCCCGACTGGTGTTCAAGGTACGGGCGCTGCTGGTACAGTAACGGTAGACGCAAAAGCCACGGTAATAGTTATCGGGGTTTCAGGTACTGGAGAGATAGGCGCTTTTAATGTTTGGGGGCTAGTAGATGATTCACAGACCCCAAATTGGAGTAATATAAACGATAGTCAGACCCCCGGATGGTCTAACATATCAGACAGTCAAACCCCTAACTGGGATGAGGTAGCTTAGATGGCAACTTACGTAAACGACCTACGCTTAAAAGAAATCGCCACGGGCGATGAGAGCGGTACTTGGGGAACAAGTACAAACACAAATTTAGAACTTATTGCTAACGCGATGGGTGTCGGTGCAGAGGCCATAGCTAACGCATCAACTCATACCATTACGATGGCAGACGGTACAGCCGACGAGTTTAGGTCTACGTTCTTACGCCTAACGGGTGGTGGTACAGCTTGTACAGTGACACTGGCCCCTAATACGTTATCTCATACATGGATTATGCGTAACGAAACCGCTGCCGCACTAACTCTTACTCAAGGCTCTGGTGCCAACGTAGCCATTGCTGCGGGTCAGACTAAGATTGTAGCTACCGATGGCGCAGGATCAGGCGCGATTGTTTACGAGATGGATGACTTAGAGTTAGCGGGTAATTTGCTTGTTGGCGGCACCTTGGGTGTCACTGGCGTTTTAACTGCTACATCCTTAGACATCTCTGGCGACATTGACGTAGACGGCGTTGCTAACCTAGACGTTGTGGATATTGATGGCGCTGTGGGTATGGCTACAACGTTGAATGTGGTCGGGTCTATTACATCTCAGGCTGTCGCTACAATTGACATTGGCGCAACAGGAGGCAACGTACTCGTTTTAGACAAAGATAGCGGCGCTAATATAGTCCTACAGACGGCAGGAACCACAACAGGCAATATATCTACTACGGCGGCTCGTTTAGATATAGGCGCTGCCAACTATCAGGCGTTTAGTATTTTGAACGCAGCACCAAACGCTTCACTCACCCTCGACGGCAGCGGTAATCTGTTACTAGGCACCACTGCTTCGGGTTCAGACGGCTTAAATCTTTCAAATGGCTTTAATTTAGGTTTTTCTGAAGGAGCTAACTCCTCTCTTGTAAATTTATTTAGACAGACAAGCAGTGGCGCTAGTTTTTTAGGGAGTGGGTACAGATTATCAACCACTGCTAACAAAGCTGAGTCATCTTATGCGAGCGCGTGGGCAAGAAGTGCTGTTACTTGTGGCTACGCTGATGTTGAATTTTTTGTAGACGCAGAAGCTACTATTGCTGTAGGAACCGATATAACTCCTACAAAGCGCGTAACAATAGGTGTTAACGGTATGGGTATTGGTCAGACTGACTCAACGTCAGGTGCTTTGACCATACAAGCTAACAGCGGAGCGGGAGGAATAGCCATTGTTGGGCGGGCAAGTGGAGGCATAGGTGGTATTGGGTTCTACGATGACAATGGAACCACTGGTGTAGGTTATATCCAAGGTAGAGCAGATGATGCACAACTAAGGTTTTGGGGGCAGCAATCTAACGGAACTGTGTCTATTGGGCAAAACAACACCGAACGCCTTCAGATAACTGCAACAGGGCTAGTGTACTCCTCAGTTCAATACATAGGTGGCTTTGGCGCACAAACAACTAGCGGCACCACTAATTTTAATGATGCTTCCAACGCTCTTTCGGGTAATGCCTTCACCTTACTTCGGGGAGACGCTACTAACGGCCCCGGAGGAACAGCCTATTACCATGTTTTCAATTATGAATATACTTCAAAGAATGGCAGTGGGAACATGACTCAATTGGCATATGGATACAATGATAACAAGGTATGGGTTAGGTATAGACTAAGTAATAGTTGGAGTGCGTGGGCAGCACTACACTAATAAAGGAGCAGTACGTTGAGATATTTATATATAAATCAGGCTGAAAATAGAATTTCTGTAATTTCTAAAAAGGCTGAACCTGAACTAATCACCGATAATTGCGTTGAGTATATTGTTCAAGATAATTTTGATTTAACAAAAGAAATGGATGATGGGTTTGGTGGCGTTAAAGCAACAGAAGGTTTCCTAACAGTAGAAGAATTTCTTGCTAGGTATAATTCAGATTATCAATCGCAGAGAGCAGGTGCCTATCCTCCTGTTGAAGATTATTTAGATGCTGTTGTAAAAAATGACACCGCAGCAATTGAAAAATATAAAGCTGATTGTTTAGCCGTAAAAGCAGCATTTCCAAAAGGAGAATAAACAATGTCTATGACAAAGACATGGAAGATACAGCAGTGTGACAGAGAACTAGCTAACGGTGGCATTACTAGAGCTAACTGGCGCGTGAACGCAGAGCAAACCGTAGGTACTGGCGGTGATGCTGTAACCTACTATGCAACTAGATATGGCACCTGTAGGTTTACACCAGATCCTGAGTCTGGCGATTACACGCCGTATGCAGACGTTACAGAGGCGGATGTTCTAGGCTGGTGTTGGGCTGATGGTGTAGACCAAACAGAAATCGAAGCATCACTACAGGTTCAGATAGACCTACAAATAACCCCAACAACAGGCGAAGGAGTACCTTGGTAATGAGCGAAGAACAAATAATCGTAATCGACAACGAAGAGCATAAGTTATCCGAGCTTGACGTATCGACTCAAGCAAACATAGCCCGTGTAAACGAGTTACGCCGTGAA